ACCCATGTGAAAGCCACCGTTTTAAATTGAAAATTCCATTGACTAATAAGTTTAAAAGATTTTTCAAGAAAAGGATTAGTAACCCAAAGAAACAATACACAGTCCAAGTCAGCAAGATTAGCAACAGGAAGCCGCAGGAGATCATTAAATTCCATACATGGATAATGGTTGGTAGCATTTCTGTTTTCACCTTTTTTAGAATAGCTTTTAAAGTAATAAGGCGGATCGGCATAGATTATTTTATATTTTTTATTTGGAAAAGGAATCATTTTAAACAACTATAAATCAATCGTTTTAATTTAGGGTTGATTTGTTGGGATCAAATATAGTAAGCAATCCTTACCTTTTTTCCAAAAAACTCTTATTTTATGCCGTTTATAAGTCATTTCTTTTAATCTCATAGTAGATTTTTGCCTTAGTTATAACATAACAAATATAAATAAATAGTAAAAAAATGTTGATTTGTTATACAAAATCTTATACAAAAATTGTATGGTTTCTGAATCAAAGTTTATAAGAACGAAGGGGGTTTGGAAAACCATTGGTCTTGACCATACAAGTCCATCGCAGTTTAATAATCCTTTGGATATTTGGGTGGCGAAATACATAATGTTATCACCGCAAGAAAGGAAAGCGATACCTGCTTCAATGTCTATGGAATTTGGTGGGTTTGTAGGTCAAGCCGTACAACTTATGAAAACTAAAAATCTTACTTTAAAACAGGTGATGGATGGTTGATGAAGGATATTCACCCATGACCGATTACCTTGATTCTTTAAAAAAGAAAATTGCCGGTTTGGAAACACAGCTCAAAGAAAAGGATTTCCATATTGAACAAGAGGTGGTGTATAAACTGGAAGAAAGAAAAAAGGTTGATACATTAAGCACTGAAGTCAATCAGCTTAAAAAACAGTTGGCTTTTCATCTTGCTTTTAATAAAAACGGCAAGGAAAAAATATTTGAATTAGTGGATGAAGTCCTAAAATTTTATGGAAAAAAAATTGAACAAAAAAAACCTCATTAAAGACAGCGATAATATGTTCTTTGAGCTTATGGGCAACAGTGAAAACATTGGTGATTTTAATAAGATGATGGAAGTGATGCAAAAGAAATACATTATGTCCTTTTCTTTTTTTCATTCCTTTTTATATCTTTTACATAAGGAAACTAAAAAATATCTTAATGAAAAGGAAAGAAATGATTTAAAACAGCTTTTCGGTATGGAATTTTCGGATCAAAACATATCGGAAATGCTTTTAGGAAAAATAAAATATGATCCGATTAAAAAAAAGTTCTACGAATCTGACAAAAGGGTACGTATTCATTTAACAAAAGAAGGAAAGATAGGAAAGGTATATGAAATCAGCGATCAAAAATAAGGAAAACGGAACAGGAGGGAAAAACATTTATGAAAAATTATTAAATGTTTGGAGCAATGTTGAAAAGGTTATCAAGGGAAAGAAAAATACTGGTATGCCTTTTAATCCTATTCTGCATGACGAAGTTAATAGGGTAACAAGACAGGCATTGATAGATGAAAGGCTGTTAGCCATTCCTAAATACGTTAATCAAAGGACTATAGAAAATTATTTTTATTTAGAATGTAATTTAACTTTGATTAATGTTGATAATCCAAGAGAAAAAATAGAAATTGAAGGGGCTAGTGCATTTGCCAAGATAGACAAATACGCTACCGGTAATGCCATGTCTTACGCTACCAAGTATGCTTATTTAAAAGCATTGGCACTGGAAACAGGCGAAGATAGCGAAGATGGTTTTAATGCCCCAAATGATTTTGTTGTTAATAGAAAAGGTTTGCAGACTAAATTAAACAAAGAGCAAAATACTTTTATGGACAGCGAAAAGTATCAAAAAATGTCTAAGCAAGAACAAGAACAAACTATGACAAATTTTGATGAACAAAGAAAAGTCATAGATAACGCACAAGAAGGAGGAAAACATGGCATTGAACTCTAACCAAATTACAGTTTGGAAAGACAAGAACGACATAAAGACCATTGGTACTGGTTCGGTTAAAAACGAAAACGATCAGTATACTAATTTTTCTTTGTCGGAGGTTTATACCAAAGACGGAAAAATGTTGGGGTTGGGTTTGAATATGCAAGTGGCATTGTATTTTCAAAACGAAGCAGAAAATAAAATTGCTTTGAATACCAATTATAAGCAGCCCATTAACATTAAGCCGATTGTTGAATTGTTAAAACGGTTTGACAATAAAATTAGTGTTGCTTTTAAGAACGCCGGTGATGAAGAAAAAGGTAAAACGGCAAACTACAATTTGGTTTTTAACGATCCTAAAGAAAGAACTAAAGATGGAAATTTATCCATTTAATGAAATTGTGATTATATTTTTTCATTTTATTAATGGTTTGGTGGCTGAGATTACGGTTTCAGCCACCGCTCCCCTATCAACCTGTAATGAAATGGTTGAAAAGATAGCTACATTAGAACATTTACCGGAAGGATTAAGATATAAAGGGAATAAAGTTTTTGCTTTTTATTGCAAAGGGATTAATGGGGGGTGGATTTCATGAAACCTGCTTTAACCAAATTCTTTGAAGATTATGGAAAGAAAAAAGGAGCTGAACTTTTTACAGAACATTTAAACGAAATGGAAGGAATAACCGGCAATCTTACCTATAAAAAGATTATTAAATTATCAAAGGATGAAAGACCTGAGTTTAATTCAGAAAGATATTTAAGAACGGTTAAACTTTTTGGGAAATCCAAAGGGTTCTTCCCTATGAAAACAAGCCGTTCAGGAATTTATAAAAATTATTTTATGAAAGATGAAGGAAAATAATGGAAGATAATGTCAGATTTTTAAATCACTTAGATAAACTTTTAAAACAAAAAACTGAAGATTATGGAAGTTTTGACAGAACTTCTTGGGTTATGACTCAATTTTTAGAAAATATTTTAACTGCCCATAATGGGGTAAAGGTTAAAGTATCAATAAAAATATTTGGTATTTTTATGATTATGTTAAAGCTATGGCGTATTTTAGTCAACAAAAGGTATGTAAAAGACAATTCTGATGATGTTGCCGGTTACAATGAATTGCTAAGAAAATTGCTGATAGCAGAGGAAAAGACAAATGATAAATAAAGTTCCCATGACACCTAAGATGATGCAGGTATTGAAATATTTTAAAAAGTATTATACAAAATACGAAATGTCGCCAACTAGACGAAAAATGCAAGTGGATTTAGGTTATGCTAGTCCTAATTCAATTACGGTGTTGGTGGACAAATTAGTAGAAAGGGGCGACATAATTAAGATAGCCGCCCACAGAGCAAGGAACTTGGAATTGAATGGTAAAAGTAATTAGCACTTGGTTTTATGAGGCTTCCATTGATGCCCAAGAAACGATTGAAGATGATACGGTTGAGAAGGCAACCCAAAAGGCACATCAACAATTAAAGCCTGGTGAAAACGCAAAATATAATACCTCCGATATGCGTTTTCTTAAAAAGCTGGTAACAACGGAGAAAAAAAATGACGATAGAACCAAAGATCATCAGGGATCTGGAGTTAAAGGCAAATAAAGTAATAGAGCAAATGTATAAATATAAAAGATTGTTTTATAAAAAACAGAATGAGCAAAGCCGCATTACTCTAAAGATCGCTGATTTAAAGAACAGACAAGAAAATATCTTTACATAAATTTTATTATGTATTAAAAAGTGTATTTAAAGGTAAGGGTATCTATCGCTTAAATTAAAAATGAAAGGAAAAAAATGGAAGGGTTCAATATAATAGAAGAAAAAGAATTTTATATTAATCTTGGCAAAGGGTTAAAAAAATTAAGAAAAACAAAAAAGAAATCACAGACACAGGTTGCCAAATCTATTGGAGTTACTTTTCAGCAACTTCAGAAATACGAAAAATCTCTCAACCGACCTAAAGAGTTTTACTCAAGAAAAATTGTAGAATATTTAGGAATGGATTATGAGCAATTTATGAAAGAAAACAATGTGTTGATTGCCAAGAATGAAAGTAATGTTCACACCGATTAACAAAAAAATAGAAAATTTAGTTTTTTTAAACGATGACCAAAAATTAAAGAAAGAACGCTTTAGCCAGGTCTGTAGAGCTATGATCCAACATCTTTGGGATGGGTTGTGCGAAATACCCCATTTCAAAGAGGATAAGTACGAAGAAGAAATTGAGGCTTATTGTGGGTTAGAAAATGTTGGAGTACCTACGCATGGCTTTATGGACTTATATGGGCGTTATATTATTGAAACTAAAACCTTATGGCCTAGAAAGGGAAAAGTAAAGCTAGACGGCACTAGATCATGGGCATCTAAGTACCCACCCACTCCTGACAAAATTAGCATAGATCATTTAAGCCAAGTTGCCCTTTATTATGCCGCTAAAAAGAAACCGGTTTATTTGGTT